TGGAATTGTCAAGATAACCCTGTCGCCCTTGAGATCTCGCAAGTGCCTTATCTTCGAGAATTGCTCGATCAGAGTTTGGGCTCCAAACAATATTAGATACCCCTTCCGAAACCGGCGTCTCGGGCGGAACTTTGCCGCCCTCAACGCCAGAGGGGATGGTCTTAATAATTTCCTGCAACTGCTCCGTTCCGCTAGGCCCGCCAGCATTAAGTTCCCGCAAAAGGAGGTCAGCTTGTTGGCCAAGGATCGATGGACCTTCCGGATTATCCATGTAATCCCAAAGAAGCTGAAAGTTTCCGTTTTTCAAGGGGACGAAGACGTTGCCCGTTGCATCTTTCACCAGCATGGTGCTGAGGGCGGTAGAGATATTAGAGAACGCCGTCGCTTTTGTTCCCGCAATGTCAGCAAGCTGCTTCTGGCGGTTCATGTAGGCTTCGGCGCCGCCGCCAACGCCCTCGAGGATGGCCGTACCGAGGAACCGGCTCTGCGATCCAGCCATCTTCCCCAGCCCCGACAGGAACGGCAGGATGATGTTCTCCGGACCACCAGCCTTATCGACCATCTTCTCAAAAAAGTTCTTGCCGCCCAAGCCGGGTGCGGGCTGATCGTTGCGACCGCCATCGGGGCGGGTGTCGGTTACGTCGCGTGGCGTGATCGCCGCGTCTCCAAGCGTGCCGCCACCACCGCCGCCGCCGCCGCCGCCGCCCGACACCGTCGGAGTTGCGCCAGATGCTAGGGCGTCGGCGCGGTCGATGCGGTTGCTCCACCCCTTGCCATACTTTTCCCACTTATCAAGCCGCATCAACCTCGACTTGAATTTGTCAAAAAATAAGTTGGGATCGCCACCTGCGTTCTTAAGCGCTTCTCTGGCAAAGTTTGGGTTCAACATCGACAGGTTCACGTATGCGGCGGCAAAATTTGCGCCGTACTTCTCCGCTATCTGATCCCCGCCCTGTTCATTCCACCACTTATCTTGGGCGGCAGAAATATCCCGAGCAGTGACCTGATCAAGAGGCTTTCCGTACTGTCTTTCGTGGAATCCGGCCAACGAATGCCCCTGCGGATCATCGCCGCTGTCATCAACTCTAGTGCCTTCATCGTTCAGCGCGGTGGCTTTGTAGATGTTCTTGGCATCAGCCGCCGGATCGGTAGAGGCCGTATCAGTGGCAGGCTTACCAGTGGCCAGATCAAGTGGCACCGGCTCCGCCACGGCGATAGGCTCTGCAGCGACATCGGTAACAGGTGCAGGCAAAGCTGCGCCCCCCGCCAACCCCGCTGGCGATACCCCCGCCAGCCCCTTAGGGGTGAAAAGATATTGGTCAGTTACATTTCCACCAGTCAACCCACCAACAGGCCCCAGCCCCGGCCCGATAAGGGCTGTAGGATCATAGGCCAAATTACCGGCGCGTTCATTGTAATAAGCTTCAGGATTTTCCACAGCAGCAGCAACAGCGCGAGGATCTGCCCCGAGGGATGCTTTATTGGCATTATACCAATCAAGCATTTTTTGGGTCTTTTCCCGCTCTTCTTCATTCGCCTGAAGTACAGAGGGCTTAGTAAAGAAATCCACAAAAGGAGTAAGAGGAGTGGAGACAGGCGCACCTGACTTGCGTGTGGCATCAAGTATCGCGTTATACGCGCGAACATCGGCACCGGTATTCCCAAAACCTTCCACAAGCTTCTCCGCACCAGACTTATCGGTGGGGAGAGAAATGTGGGGGGAGCCGCCCAATGGTTTTAGGCCGGGGAGAACGGTGGGACTAACGGCAGGTGTCACGGCAACCGGAGCAACGGGATCGCCCGCAGGGGTCGCGAAGATCTGACCGACGCCAGCGGCATCTTCAGGGGAAAATCCAGTATCCCCTCCAAGAAGCTTCTTACGGAGTACTTCTTTAGCATCATCAACAGCGCCATCGGTCGCGTACCCATGCCGACCGGCAACGCCGCCGTTGGCCATGAACGCGCCAACAATTTTAGCAATATCCGCAACCTTGCTCAGCCCGCTCTGGGTTTGGCTCGGGCCTTTCGGCTGAAGCAGTTCCGGCGTCTCCTTGGGAGCATTATCCGGCACGTACCCCGTATTCTGGGGGTCATAAGGCATGCCGCCAGCGGCGAGCCCCGTGCGCGTTGTGCGCCCGCCAGCCGCTTCGCGGTCCCAATTTTTGAATTGAGGGTCGTTTTCATCGATAACAGGCGGCGAGGGATTGTTCTCTTCCCACCATTTTCCGACGTTTTCTGCGCCCTCATAAAGCTTTCCACCGGTGTCAACCAAATCAGAGATGGAAGTCTGCGGAGCGCTCTGCGAAATCTTGGGCGCATTCAGCTGGCCGACCGGCAAGTTCGCCTGCGGAACAAACCCGCCAGAGCCGATCCCCGCAGAGCCCCGCCCATAGGCCCCCGCATTCGGATCCATGCCGCCAAAAAGCTGCTGTATGACCATGGAGGCATAGTCCATCTGCGGGGAGCCGCCATCGGCGTAGCCCTCGCCCATGTGCCCTGCACTGACGTGACCGCCCATGCTCTCGGGGACGATCCCGCCGCGCCGATAGCCGACGCCCTCGACGACCTTGCCGCCACGCTTGAGGCCAGAGAAGAACCCTGCGGGTTTTGTTTCCGTCGTGGTTGCGCCGGACAGCGCACCAGTGCCCATGCCAATGTTTCCAAGGAACTGAGTGGTTTGGAACGGATAGGCGAGTCCCTGCTGGTACTGGTTGTAGAGGGCCGACAGACCGGCCTGCTCAGTCTGCTGCTCCTGCGTGCCAGCGCCGAGAAGCGCTTGCCCACCAGCCACCCCGGCGCCCTGAGCGCCAGCACCCAACTGACCGATGCTCTGCCCGCCCTGCAACAGCCGGGCAAGGTTCGCCTGCCGAGACGCAAGATCCGCGCTCTGCTGCTGCTGGGCAACACCCTGAGCCTGCATGTAGCCCTGATTGAGCAGATTGCCGATGGTGCTGCCCATGCCCATCATCTGCTGCCGGTTCAGGTTGGCAGCGGCAATGCCGGACCGGTCGCCGAACCCAGCGCCTGACTGGATGGCCGTGCCAAGCGCGCCAGACATATCCTGCCGGTTTTGCTGGCCCAAAATGTCCGCCGTGCTCTGCACCACGTTTTGCAGATAGGGGCTCATGTACTTGTTGGTGTCAAGTTCGCCCAGATTGGCGGGGCCCATACCCCCCAATGTCGCTGCTGCACCAGCCTGAAAATACGGCTGCGCCATGCCGGACGCCTGCCCGATCTGGCCAATTGCCGCATTTTGCGTTTCCGTCATCGGCGCAACAAAGGCACTTGGGTCGTAGGAATATGCCTGAAACGGCGTTGAGGCTACGTTTTCGGCCCTTGCGTTGACCGCATTATAGCGAGCCAGCACCTCCGGCGGAATCTGTACGGAAGATGTGGAGGTTTGAGTTTTTCCGCCGCCAGACATTATGGGATCTCGCTAGAAGGTTCACTGAGGCCGGTCTTGGCCCCATAGAGAAAATAAACGCCCGCAGGCTGCCCAAACATCCGCTCATACAAGCGGATCTTCGCTTCAGTCCGACTGTTTGAAAGCACCCCGATGGATAGCGGAATAGCAAGCTCTTCGGATGCCGTTTTCGCAAACTCACACAGCTTGCGAGCCCGTCCACCCTTCGCGTTGCGATATTCTGGCGCCACAAACACCGCTCGTTCTTCCAGTACAGGTTCATTACTGTACCATAGCTCTCCAAAAACCAAAAGGATGGCACCCTCAAAAGCCTCACCCGGCTTTCCAATAATCCCCACGATGCCGTTCTGCCTAGTTAGAGCGCCCCACATGGTTTTGAGGAGCTTGGAGACGTCCGGAGAGATGAATGCGTTTTCCTGCGTGGCGTCGAGCGCCAGATGCATCATGCCGTCGAGATCTGCGGGGGTTCCTACTCGAACTGCGGGGGCGTCTGCGGCGTCTGTCATGCTTTTTCCTTTAATCGACTTTTGGACCCGGTAGCTTTTGCAGGGTCTTGATGGTCTTTGCCCGATACTTTTTTACGAACTCATCCAGAATCCGATGCCCATGATCGAGGTCTCCTTCCCCGATCTTCACGACATCCTCCGGAGGAATAACGTACTCTCCACCAGCGGCGACGATGGGTACCGTGTCCACCTCGCCACCACCCGCCTTTGCGACGGCGGGCGCGTCGTAAGGCATCCCTGCCCCAATCTCTGGAGCCCCATAGGGCATTTTGCTGAAGATGCTGTTGGCAATCTTGAACCCGGCCATGCTGTTGCCTTCGCCCATGGCCGAGATGATATCCGCCGGGATCACGTAAGATCCGGACTTCACGTGCATCGGCAGGTGGTCGGTGCGCCCCGCCACGTTGCTGTGGATCGGCCCAACATGAACCTTCCCCATGGCGCCGCCCTTGGGCCGTGCGACCTGAGATCCTCGAGCATGTGCCTCGCGCGCCGTGCTCAGCGCAGCCGCGACAGCCTGCCCCTGCGGGCGCCCGGCGTGCATCATCTCGCTGATGTTGCCGCTTATCGTTTCTTGCGAATTTCCGCGCTTAAGGGGCATGTCACACCGTTAGGTTGTAGAAGGCGATATTGCCGACGGCTACGCCCGTGCTGCCGGGGGCGGCTGTTCCTTGAACCGTGCGGGCCGCAAGCGTGTAAGTGTCGCTCACGTTAGCCAACGAGACGCCAAGCTGCAAATCCCAGTTATATCCAGTCGCGATATCGGCACGGGTCGTCGACTGGGAAGACGAGGCCGCAAAGCTCTGTTGCACGATCTGATCCGTGGAGGCAATTGTCATCGCCGTGGCAGCCGTGTCCACGTCCACCTGCCCGGCGGCGAGCGTCGTGGCCCATGAGGCGCTGGTCAATCCGGTGGCATTCTTAACCAAGGCAAACTCATAATTTCCATTAACCAGCGGGAACCCAGTGATGTCAGACGGGATCACGATTGCGCCCAGAAAGCTTGAATTCAACCGTATGGAGATCAGGGGCACAAAGGTGGTCGTAAGGGTTGACGCGTAGGCCGTCGTCACCCGAGCGTTATATACCTGCGACGTTTGCTCGTAGCCGCCCTCAGAGATGACGCTGGAGCAGATTTGCTGCAGGACAGGCGTGCCAGTGGGGATCGACGTGGTCGTGATTTCGAAGCGCAGCGGCAGGATGGCCGTGGTCATGTAGACGAACGACTGGACGTTGGCATTATTGAAGACGTGGGCCACGTACAGCACGCCATTAACGACGAACCCGCAACGAACGGAACCGACGCCAAGCCACTCGATGTCGATGAAGAAGATCTGTGTCTTGGTCAGATCGAGCGTTACGCCGCTGGGGCCGGTGCCGTCGAATTTATCAACGTTCCATGCGCTCTTCAGCGCCTGCTGATTTCCAGAGCCGCTGGCGCTTCTGATGTTGAGTGAAACGCCGGTCGGCAGAGACGTGCCGGTCTGCTCCAGATAGATGCCGTTGGCGGTGTTGAATAGCCCGACGCGCTGCGTCAGCCCCGTCTGCTGCGCCGCCAGAGTGAAGGTCTGAAGCGTTAGCAGGCTCTTCCCGGGCTGGTACGGAAACGACCGGAACGACTGGGCTACGGCGCTGCCTGCAGAACTAGTGCCGGGATAGAGGTTTACCGACGATTTATCGGTCTGCCATGTCGTCGTCGCGCCCGTCCCAGACGTCGAATAGCTATACGCCGGGTCAGCGGCAAAGCGCGACTGGCTGTCGAACAGCGTGTACGGCTGAGACACCCGGAGGCGCCCGAAAGCGTCAACGGTCGTGCCGCCAAACGCGACATAACTGGGTTTTGTGCTGGAGGATCCATACGGCGGATAAACGGTGATGGCCATCAGCCCTGCCCTCCGTTGAACATGACGGTCACGGTCGTTGCCGAAGCCGAGGCTTGGATCGTTCCACCAGCGCTCAATACCTGATTGCCCGTCCACTGAACGGTCGTGTTGCCCGGAATTGGGGCGCTAAAGAACAGCGCATTGCCCGCGCTCGCGCTCCCTCCAGCTGGCACCAGATAGATCGTAAAGGTCGCAGGGGCAGCCGACGTGTTGCAGATCTCGATGTCGTTCACGGTGAACTGCAGGCCCGGGTTCACGGTGTAGAGGATCGTCGTTCCGGTCGTCATCGGAACCCGCGACAGGCTGCTGCCCTTCGTGAAGGTCAGTATGTTGTTGACGTAGTTGCCCAGCGTGTTGATCGCCACCACGCCGTTTTTCTGGGTTGTGAGGATATCGTCGAGACTGGCGGGCATCAGAACTTCCCATCGGGTTGCAGGCGGTACCTTATCCCACCGAGGCGCCAGAAGGTATTCAGGTCATTGCTCGAGATCTCGATGGACACGAGGCGCCCACGGAAGCGCGGCGTGATGTAGGTTGTGGCCTCTGTCAGGTTGTACGGGCCGTAGCTCGAGACCTGCCCGTCGGGGTAATCCGCCACATGGAAGGTGATGCCCACGTTGGCGTTTTGGGCCCCGTTGTAATAGCCCCACTTCATGTCGGGCCAGACCTGATCCACGAACATCTTCAACTCGGCTTCAGACATCTGAAAGAAGCCCGTGCGGAAACTCGACGCCATCGGCTGATCGTCGGCGTTGAGCGACACTTCGTGCTGGTAAATGTACCCCGTGGGCGAGGCGCCAATCGGCTGACCGAGAACACTCTGGTCAAGCCAAGCGGACCGATCCAGCGTGCCGTAATCCCACTGGTTGATGAGCACGTTCAGCTTCACGTAGCTGTCGTTCTCGCCGTTCACGCTATCGTTCGACGGGTAGTACCACGCAATCTCATGGAAGCTGGAATTCACCGCAACGCGGATGTTGTCTGCGTAGTCCATATTCAGGTTCTGGAACACCACATCCCAGACCGGGCAATTCACCGGCTCGACGCCGCTGCCAGCGAGCTTGAAGAACTGCTTCAGGCCCATCCAGTAAACGTCGCCGTTGATGGCGCCTGCGGCCTTCTCCGCGACCATCCCGCACCCAGCGCCGATCTCGTTGAACTGGTAGATGTAGGGCTGGCTGACGTACTGCATGGCCCAGACGCCGAGGTCGGTCCAGATCAGGCCCTGCTGCGGACCTTGGATGCCGCCGACAATGCGTGACCCCTTGGGGATGATATAAGAGCCCGCCTGATTTGTGACTTGAGGGGACCAGACATTGAAGTTGCCGATGTCGCACCAGCGCACCAGCAGCGGCTGCTGGATGCCATTATAGGTCGACCCGTAGGCGACGATCTGGCGCTGCGGCATGGCGATAAACATGCCTTGATTGACAATAGGCGCCGTGGGGATCAGGGCGGAGCTTTCGGAGCCTAGCTGCGGATCCCACTGGTAGATGCCGTTGTCGCGGGGGCAGGAGATCAGCGTCTCGCCCCAATTGCCCAAGGACCAATCCGTGGCGCTGCCTGTGGCGTAGCTGGTGAAGGTGAGCGTGCCACCCGAGGTGTACGCGCCTGTTTCGGTTGATGCGATTACGAGCGTGCTGGTGTTGCCCGAGAGGCTCCCCCGCGTCGACGAAACCACGCTGAACGGGTTGATGCTGTTGTAATTTGAGGGGGTCACGCCTGAAGCCGTGAACTCGGACCCGGCGGGCACTTCAATCAGTGCGCGATTGCCTGCAGTGCCGATGGTGTAAGTCACGAACCCGGCAGACGGCGTGGATGGCTGCACGTTGACGATGGCGTATTGACGGCCAACCGATGGGATGGTGCCGATACCAAAAGTGCCGATGCCAAACTCGCCTGTACCAAACCCGGAAGCCGACGGTGCAACGGTATTCCCGAGGTAATACTCGTACTGAGCAAGGCCGCTGTTAAGCGAGGCAGAGCTAGCCGCCGTGGCGCTGTTGGATGCGTTGATGGTGAAGGTGTTGGCTCCCGTCACGGACTGGATGACGTAATTGCCCGACAGAGTGACGCCGTTAAAAGTCGTGGGGACCAAGACCGGGAAAAACTGGTTTACCTGATAGTCGTGGCTAGCCAGCGTTACCGTAACAATATTGCTACCGTTCACCGTGGTGAATTGCGGGACGGCGCCGCCGTTGGATACGGTCGATGTAGCAAAAACGGGATACCCCGCAGCGTCGACAACCTCGATCCTATACGTGTCAGGGTCGACGTACGTGCATTGGTAATTCCCAAACAGGACAAGGCCGCCCACGGCAATCTGCGTCTTGATGAAAACCGTGTCACCGCTCAGGATGTTGGCCTCATCATCCACGATGGAGACGGTCGCCGACCCTGCCGTGGTCGACACCGAAACGGGCTTGTTGACCGTGTAGTACTGCCCGCTGATGCCCAGAAGGGCGCCGCCGCTGTCGACCGCATACAGGCCGGTTGTCGAGCCAATTGCCAGATACGGATCCGCATAAGCGTCCTGCCACGCCCACAGGTTTCTGGGGACGCCCGGGACGATGCCGTTGTAAAACTTGGTCCATCCGCCAAGCTTCTGCGGCAACGCCATGCCCTGCCGATCTGGCTGGAACCGGATCAGATTGCACGACGAGATCGCAGCCTCATTCAGCGTTGGCGTCCGGTTTTGATCGACGCCCGGCACGAGCCGCATCGTTGCGTGGGGCATGTTTTAGCCTCGGGTCGGAGAGGCGACGACAGCCGGGGACTGAGAGGTCCACCCGGCAGATTCAAACTTCTTGCGGGCTTCCTCCACCGTCGCCCCCTTGAGCAGCGTCTGGTACTGCGTTTCGTAGGTGACGGGCATCTGCGGGTCATTGCCGCCAGCCGACGAGAAATTGCGCTGGTAGGCCGAGACATAGATCATGGACGCCATGATGAAGAGGTCTGGCAGGTACAGGCTGATGAACGTACTGAGGTTCGTGGCCGACATGCTGGCGGGGCGCTCAGTCCCTACAATCTCGACCGTGTAAGCTGCGTCAGGGGCCGGGCCCAGATAGAAGAGATTGTCGTTGAACGGCGCGAAGTACTGCGGCACGCCTCGGTTCGCCACGGCAGACGATCCATAGACCGCGTCGAGGAATTCCTTCGTGACGGGCAGGCACGGGCTCCGCGTGGCCGCCACCCCGTCCGGGTCAATCTGACCGGCAGGAGTGATGATGTTAATCTGCTCGGTCACCACGAAGGGATACCCAGCAAGCTGCAGCCTCCTGTCCCCGATAGTCAGAGTGGCCACTTCTGAGGCGCTGGTAACGAGAAAATCAAGATCACGATACATCCGATTTTCGGCGTATGTGATCGCCTGCGGAAGTGTGACCAGAAATTCGGGGTTGGTGGGGTCCACTACGGCCATGTTGGCAATCTGGGCCACGTAGCTGGTCGTTCCAGCAACGGTGCCGTCATAGCTCAAGCCGGTGGTCATGGCCTTACCCCTTTACGGTGGAAACGATCTTTTCGAGTGTTCTGCCGCCAATATAGCCGCCCAAGCACAATTTTACCAAGTCTATGAATTCTCATGGCGCTTAATCGTCAGGCGGCACGCTCAGGAACACGCTCTGAACGCTAGGCGCAGACGCCGCCACAAAGTCCTGCGTACGCGGATTTGCGATTGGCACAGGATCCGCAGGGAGGACGATTGCCCGAAGCTGTGGCTGCGCCTTGTCGTAACAGGTATTGCACACCAGCAGACGAATGTTGGCCAGAGAGGCACCGCGCCAGTCGTACTGCCAGCGCAGGCTAGAGTGCTGATGAACAAATCCGCACCTGTCGCATATGCCCGCCGCAGTCGGCGCTGCCGGGTTAGTATATGCGCGGCCTTGTTTTGACGCGTACGACATGATCCCCTCCTATCAGGCCCGGAAGTAGCCAGAGAGTTGCGGGGAGATAAAATAATTTGCCGTTTCTACGTTTTGAGCCGCCGCTATCTGGTAGGCCTCATCAGCTGCTGCCTTCAGGCCAACGGCCATCTGGGGGTTCCAGATCTTAGCGAGCCGGTAGGCGAGGCCATCAGCGAACGCCTCCATCCACAAGAACGGGATGTCAGCCGTCTGGCCGTTAGCGTAGTTTGAGGTCTGCGACTGCACGAGCCGGTAGTACTTGAGGTACTGCGCGCTACTGCCGTCAGGCACGGGCCACAGCGTCACCTGCGGGCCGGACACGGCGGGGACTTCGCTATCACCCGGGCCGACCATATCCGTGGGGCTGGTCAGGCGGTCAAACCAATAGGCCGTCGTAAAGCCCTGCTGACGCTTGTTGGCGTAGCTCGAGTATTCCGTGCGGCTGACGGGCAAGATTATGCGGTCAATCGGCGCGCCTGCCCCGTTGTCGATGGTCACGTAGGCATCGAGGATGACCACCGTGCTAGGGTCCACGGCATAGGTCGAGACATCCTGAACCAGCGGAACCGTGACCAGATCAACTTTCCACAGGTTAACGCCCTGATTGCTCCAGCTAGAGAGCATCATGTTGGTCGCCATCCGCGCCGCGGTGAGGTGTTCCTGAACGATGCTGGTATTACGTATGCCAATCTGGTTATACGCGTATAAAACTAGCTCTCCCAAGCCGGGGTTAAAATTGTAGCTGCCGCTCGTTGTCATTGTGTCCCCTTAAGGCAGCGTTACTTCTGCCCGCTCCTGATCTGATCGATAGCTTCTCTCAAATAGCGCATATCTGTGCGAAGCTCCGTCAGCAGCGCCGTCTCATTGATCCGGTTGGTTTGCAGTTCTGACATTAGCGTGTCCATCCTGCCGTCTTGATCGCTGACCCTAGTGTCAAGTTTTACAATATCGTTTGCATTGGTCTGCACGCCCGATGCTAGCGTTTGCCAACCGATGGTCAGGCCGATAATCACCGACCCGATGGTCAGGATATTGCCGAGTGAGATTTTCAGGTCGATCCACTCGGGCATTTAGAAAAACCGCCTCTTCTTCTTGGGCTGGATGGGCGCGTCGGTCTTAACTGACCGACGGCCAAGCACGAAGCCAACGGCTGCGGCAAACGTCGCAAGCCCCGGCGCCCCAGCAATGCGCCATGCAAGACCGGCACCAGCAACGATTAGCGCCAAAGGCCAGTATGGGACAAGCGGCAAAAGCCAGTCGGGAATGAGGTGGTTCACTTCGCCCACCCCATGCGCCGGGCGATAACGTACCAAGCCTCTGTTGCAGCGCCGATGGCAAAGCCTAGCGCCACCTCCACAACATTGAGAACGTCTGGATCGGTGGCGATGCCGCTATCCTCTGGCAACAGCCCCTTGATGACAAGCGCGCCGGAAATGTAGCGCAAGGCAATACGTGCGACGACAGCGGTCATGGCAACCTCATCCGAACAAGGACATAATCCAATTGTAGGCACCTACAACTACACCAGCAATGGCCAATGCCGCAAGAACTAGCCAGCCTGCCCCACTTGGCTTGGGCTCGATCACGGTGATGGTAGGCGCATCATCCATCGCATCCAGCGCGCTGAGAAAAGCATCGGCATACATGGCAATCTGACTGGCGCGGTCGGTGCCATTCACAACGCGCCGAGCTTCCCGGAAGTCTGATGCGTCGGCCAGCTTCATGCCGGTGAACCATCCCTCTTGCATTCCGCGCACTAGGATTAGTGCCGACACTTCAGGAATCATGGCTTTGGATGGATCGGATACCAGATCAATGCCGAGCTTTTTGCCTGCCTTGACGTAGTTCTCCCGGTGCGTGAGCTGAACGAACCCGCGACCGAACCAGCCGCCCGACCAATAGTCGGATTTGACCCGCGGGAGCTTGCCGGACTTCCACGCCTTGGTTAGCCGCTCTTTCGCCTTGGCGTCTGTTATAGCGCGCGTTTCGCGTACCGGCTGCATGGTGCGGGCAGTCTCGTGGTATGCGGTCGCGAGGATGTAAGCCAAGTCGCGCTCGTTGCCCGACCCGACTTTGCGCCATGCCTCAAAGATGATCTTGAAGCCATCCACCTGCTGTTGGCTGAGCGAGCCGCCGAACATGGGCCGCACTGCCTTGAAGAACTCCGCGTTCATTGGTGCGTCCCCTTGCCTTTAATCCAGTTATAGACGGGTCGAAACAATACCATGACAGCCACGCCTATAGCGGCCAGCGGCCATGCCCAATCGGGGATGCCAGATTGCAGGCAATCCAGCAGCGTGCCATCGGTGCCGCCCATATCGTGGACGTCGCAACAGGCCCGTATGGCTGGGAAAATCCACTCAGCCCATGCGAAGCCTGTGCATCCGTCCATGGCTACAGCAGCGGTTCATTGATCATGGTCAGGCCCATCCGGCCCAGCGCGGTGAACGGCTCCTGCTCGGTCACATCAGCCGCCGCGAATAGGGCGTCAATGTCGGCCTGCGTGCAAGATACGCCGGTATTGATGCAGTGATCGTAGACAGCCGCAGGGTTGCCCGGAGTTGAGTTGATCAACACCCAGTCGCCGTCTTCGTCCTGCGCCCATGTCTGGGTGGGCACGAGGAAGCCGTACTCAGGCGGGACGTATCCCGTAGAGATGTAGTGCGTGGCGGGCTCGAGGCCAGATGCTGATAGGGGCATAATCCACATACCCTCGCCGCCCGGACCAAACGAGGCCGCGATAGAGCGAGCGAGGGCGACATTGGCGGTCGGGACGATGAGGGTGCGGAAGATGTCACTCATTCTTCAGGCACGAATTCCTCGGCAGGAAGCGCGGCGTTGTACGCATCGCAGGCGGCCTGAATGCCCTCGTCGCACGTCGCCGTACCGTACTGGTTTTTGTAGCTTTCGGCAGCGCGGTTCATGACGAAGTTCACATACTGATCCGCGTCAAGCGGACCTGCGGGAAGAACGTAGTTGTCGTCGATCTGGATGGTGTAATCAGTCATTGGTCTGGCCCTTCTTTTCGGTGTTGGCGGCCTCTTCGGCCATCTGCTGCAGCTTGGCGAGTGCCGACTGCAGGTGGATGCCGCCGTCCTGCTGGAACACCTGAATACCGGCGGCCTTGATACCAGCGTCGATGAGCGGAATGAGGATGTTCAGTTCTTTGGTGGTGAGCATGTTTTATTCTCCTATTGTGAAGCTAAGCCGGTCAACCGACGTTCCACGCTGCGCCTGTGCTGTAGACCGGGACGGTCACCGCGCCACCACCGGCAACAGCGCTGCCGAAGACAGGCACGGACGCGTCAGAGACAAATGCGCGGGCACCTGCGCCTGCTGTAGCCGCTGCCGGGAGGTTCGCCACAGTCACGCTCGTCACGCGAATGAACGAGCCAGCCGTGTCGTCAGCGCGAACCACGTCGAAGCCGACACCATTGCGCTTGAGGGCAGGGAATGCATTGGTGCCGCCACCGAATTGCAGGCGGTCGAAAGCAGTGCCGGCGTTATTCGATACGCGCCACACGCTGTCAGCAGGCGACAATAGTACAGCCCCACCAGCCGCTGAAAGCTGAGCGGTAGACCCCATTGTGATGTGCGAGCCAGTTATAAGCGACGTTCCAACGTACACGTTGCGCGGCCTAGTCGTCCCGCTTGCACCAATGTCGTAGGTGTTGTCAGCGCCAGCGAGGAAATGCCCGGTGGAACTCATAGTCCACCAAGTGTTAACACCTGTGCGACCAAACTGTAGAGCCCCCGCTGTGGTCATCCATAGATGACCGCCTGATGCTCCCCCGCCAAGGAATAGGCCGCGTTCGGTGCCGGTTCCGGCAGCAGTAGTCTGGATAAGGGCTACACCCGCGCCGGTGAATGCGTTGCCATCTGTGCTGACATTTAGCCGCTCATAGTTCGATGCGTCGGTGTAGGTCTTGTAGAGGCGGAATGCCTGAGCATTCACGCCATTGCGCTGAGCTAGGGTGTTGGAGGTGTCACGGGCAATGACCAAATCTGCTGAGCCATCAGCCCCAGCACCAATATTCCAACCGATAGAGCCGTTATTAGACATACGGAATTGAGCGGCAGACCCGTTCAAAGCCAGTGTCGCAGTGCCTGCATATCCAAGAGAAATGCCTGCGGCGCTTGATTTGAAGAAGCCCAAATTTGTCGCAGAAATAAAAGAATGTGACGGGGCGCTGTTTGTTCCGTCAGCCGCCAAAACGGCACCGGCTTTGGTTACTTCAAATCGGCTGGTCCCACCCACCTGCAAGTCCATCAGCAGCGAAGCGGCATTGCTTGCCGTGTCGGTGACGTTTGCCTTGATGAGCGTAGGCGTGCCGGTCGTGTTCCACGTTCCCGCAAGGTCCATGAAGCCAGCAGACGCGGAGCCGGTGAGGGAGTAGCCAGTCGCGCCTATGCCAACGGTATTGGCTGGGACGGTGAAGGCTGAAATCGGGACGTTCGCCATGTTCTGTCCTTACGTGTAAAGCGCTTGCGTGAAGAGCGGGTTGTTGCTCGCGTCGGTGATCTGGTCACCATTGGCGTCAACCAAGAAGTCGTAGCCTGTAGGATAATAGCCGCCGCCCATCTTGCCGCTGATCCACTGCTCGGTGTTGCCAATCGTGGTGGCGTCGAGGTTTGCGCCGAAGCGGGTGATCAGGCTGTAAATACGACCGTTGAAGGGCAACGTGGCGTTGTTGCGGCGACCGATATAGAGCGGGTAGGCGAGGAAGTTGCCTGTGCCTTGGTCGCTTGTTTCCTGATCCGCCTGCACGCCGTTTATACGGATTATGGCCGTATCGCCGGAAATGTCGCCAATGCCCGTCACAACGCGCGTCAGCGGCGCAGTGAGGCTTGATGCAATAGCGTCAACCTGTGTGGTACCCTTGCTATCGAAGGCGAAAGTCGCGCTTGCGGCATCTGGCGCGGCCAACAGGAACGTACCGTTATTCGATGCAATGGTCGCAGACATTTCTGCCACAACACCCTGCGCCGCATCACTCAGCTTCCGCACCCCAGCGAACACCTGCGCCTTGTCGATCCCCGGCGTGATCGTGTTCGTCGCCATGCTGTCGTCGCTGCCGTCAAAGCGCAGGTAATACGGAAAGCCGGTGGTGTCGTAGTCGGTGGAGGTGTTCACGCGCTGGTACACGGGCAGGTCCACGCCGTAATTGTACTGAGCACCCCAGACATAAACGCCGCGAGTTCCATCAGCTAAGTAATTGGCATCAGTATAGGACGCTCCACCAGACGCCACGCCCACAGCGATGTCATTGTTGTTGGTCGAAGTTTCGACGTTGACTACCGAGATACGATACCAGCCATTCCAGACATTTTCCACAGCGGCGGATACACCGCCAGAGCCTGTTATGACGAAGGTGCCGGTGTCAAAATCAAAAATCCAAGTGTTTGCTGCCGAAGACAGCACTCCAGCTACGCCCATCGCGACGTATCGAGTGGTGCTATACTGCTTTACGTAGACGCTTCTAGCGGCATTAAGACCGCTGGTCCCAGCACCGGCCTGCCAGCAAATATGATACCCGGTGTCCCCGTTCACATCCAGAATGAGGTCTGCCGTTGTCGTCCCATCAGGTGCAACTATAGCAGTTGGCGCAGTGACGGTTGCCCCGTCCTTTGTCCACACCGCATCATCAAACTGCTCGGTCTTCGTCAGCAAATTCACCCTTGCGCTCAGCACGGGGCGGGAGGCGGAGGTGGCCTGCGTGGCGTGGTTGCCGGGGAGTTCCTTGACGGAGATGTTGGAAACAGTGGCTGATGCGCCCGTGGTGGCGCGGATAATAAAAAACCCCACATTAGCCAATTCTCTTGTTACATTTGTGCCGTTTACAATGTTAGGCGGCGAGGAATGTAGCGGGTAAAAAATAACGCCGCCCGACACACCGCTTGCTGTAAAAGAAATTACGTAGCGTTTTCCGACTGTGCCTATAAAGTCAACTCTTAGGTCAGTGCTTGATGCCGCTGAAGAAATTGAATAAGTCGAACCGCTTACGGTCCAAAGCCCTGTACTAGTGAAGGATGAAAATATCTCAGGCCCCAGCGCCAGCCCCTTCGACTTATCTAGTATCAGCCCAACAGGCTGCTCCACCGCCGTTACGGGCGTGGTGCCTACGCTGTCCTGAAACATCGTGCTGAAGTCGGACGGGTCATACCAGACGCCGGGTTCGCCCGCAGCGAACAGTGAAGCCGGGGAAAAGCTCGCGCCCACATCAGCCAAAAGGCCGGGGGGTGTAGACAGCGATGTTGAGCCGTACAGGAGCCCTGCAAAGCCGCCCCATGTGCCAGTAGCACCAGTAAAAAGACCCGGCATTTACGAGCCTCCTTACGAGGGCACTACACTCGCCTGCGAGAACGTCGCCGTCACCACGCCCGTACCGCTGTTCAGCGTTACTTTCGCAAAAACGGGAGCGTACCCGTAATTGCCCTGCACGGTCGTCGACGCGCCAACCAGATTGGTATCAGGGTGATTAACCCACGACACCAAAGCAGCAGCTACAGGCGAGATAAGGCTGTTGGGGTCATCCAGCGTCTGCTGGACGGTGTAGTTAGCCGTGCCACTCACCGTACACTGGATGGCCGTCATCGGCATTGCCCAGCTGTCAAACGCCACCCAAGGCGAAGACGCAACGGCGTTCGTGCCCACAGTCAGCGCGTTGGCTGCGGTCGCGCTGATCGTGATCGAGGTAACAGTCTTGTAATCCAGAACCGACTGAGACGTGCTGGCGTTAGACCCCGCCAAAATCTCAGACTGGCTGCCACCAGACCACGACGTACCCGTAATCGTAAATGTCTTGGCGCTCTCATTACCCGTGCAGGTGATCAGCACCCGACGAGCCGTGTCCAGCGTTGCCACGCCGCCAGATGCGAGAGCACCGTTCAGCGTCAGAGCGCCTGCCGACGGGGTCTGCGAGAGGCAAATCGCATTTGCAGAAGCTGCAACCAGCGGGCCCACAGTGACAGTAATCGGGCGCATCAGCGCGCTCCTTGTGAATTAGCTCTTTTTAGAGGCTCTTGAAGCCCTGATATTGTCTACCGCATTCGGGTAGGGCCGTCCAGCAGAGCGGGCCATGGCCTTTGCCTGAGCTACCCGCTTCGTCGTCATGGGCTTCGATTTATGGTCTTTCGGAAGCTCTTTGTCCCAGACAGGAATGTCCTTTTTCATGGGCACTTCCACTTTCTAAGGGCCAGCGCCTTTCGCGTGGGCTCGCCATTGGGCTTCGTCATCGGACCCTGCATGCCACTCATCCGGGCGCAGAAACTGTCCTTACGGGCGCCACCTTCGGGCTGGGGGCGCTTGATATCGTGCCCCGCAGCCTTCAACGAAGCGCGCCCCTTGTCATTCAATCCGCCCGTGGGGGACTGCCCTTCGGCCCTAGCCCAAGCTGGTGTCTTAGCCATGCTACCCTCGGGAAAGAAAAGTGGGGCCGAAGCCCCACCACTTAGTTCATCTGGAGCTTGCGCCCGGTGGGGGCGGTACCCGAAGCAGCCGAAGACAGCGGGTTCATGTTGGAACCCGTGCGGCCACCCGACTTGCGCGCCATGCGCCCGCCGTGCTTCTTGGCAGCCATCCCGTCAGCCTTGCCGACCGTCTTGCCACCGTGCTTACGCTCTTCGGCAGCGTCGTTCACCTTGCTCTGGTAGGTGTAACGCTGGTTCTTGTGAGCAAGATCCTGCTCGTACTCTTTGGTACCCACAGTGGCATCGCCACCCGTGGCACGACCCTTACGACCCTTCATATGATCCTCCTACGGATTACGGGGCATTGATGGCTTGGACATAACGAACGACAAGCGTACCGACACCGCCGGTGGCATTGGTGCTTGACAGAACGTAGATGCGAACATCGCTCGAGCCTACGTTGATCCACGCACCGGTCTTCGTTGCATCAGTCCCGGGGGACCGAGCAGAAAAACCAATAGCAGTGGGCGCAGTGGCAACGGAAAGCTCAGTAGAGGCAGAAGATGTGCCAATGCTGAGGTTGCCAGCCGTCCATCCCGTCGTTGCCAGCAAGTCAATGCCGACGATAAGGCTGTAGGCCGGGATGACGACGCCCGTAGCAAACCCCGCAGTAGCACTATAGGTGCCAATCTGCGTGATTGCCTGAGCCTGAGCCATCGTAACATAGCCGACGTCGGCCACGTCCTGCCCGAGCGTGGTGCCCGAGGTATTCAGGATCGGCCCCGAAATAAGAGGGCCGGTAAAATGAGAAGCGCCCATTTAGATTGACCTTTTCATCTGTGTAACTTCCATAGAACAAAACTTCACGACGTTTGCGTCATCTTCAGAATGCTCATCTAGGTATCGGATCGCTGCCAAAAGTGCATCGCGGCTCTCTTTCATCTTTCCTATCCCAGTATTGCAGTCCGAGCACAAAAGACCTCGAACTTTTCCACTTGTATGGCAATGGTCAACGGACAAAGACTTAACCGTGCCAAGACGAGTGGCCGTTTCCGGCTGTTTGCAGATGGCGCATACGCCATTCTGTTTGAGGAAGATGTTGGCATATTCCTGACGGCTTATGCCAAACTTCCGTTCTCGTTCCCTATGGCGCAGGGTCTCCCGGTTTTTTTCCCGGTAAGCCTGCTGATAAGCGCGAATAATTTCCGGCTTTTCTGCTTTCCGCTTTTCATTATGTTTGCGGACAGTTTCTTTCGCCTTTTCCGGGTTGTTCTTCCGCCATTCAGCGGATCTCAACCGATTTTTTTCGCGCTTATCTTCCATTAGGACGGGAGGCTGCCCCAGATTGACCTCCAATTGTAATATCCGAAGGAATAGCGCTCGTAACCCTTCACCAGAAGGTTGTCGGTCACGAAGTCGACCTGCATGTCCGTCTCGAACTTGATGCGCTCCATGTAGGAGAGACCATCGATGTTGGTCAGCAGGAACCAGTTGCGCGACGAGGTCAGGAAGTCGTTCGTGAGGAACCCCTCCGGCAGACCGCCACTGGTGCCCTTGATCGCGTTCACGTCGTTGTCCGCAGTGCCCGGACGCAGTTCCGTCTGGGTAAGGCGGATAGCAACCGGCTCAAGCTGCGGCGGAACGACGAGCTTGCGGGCACGCGCGAAGACCTTCAGACCAGCCTGATCCTTGAAGCTCGTACGAACCGAGATCA